GGGCCAAAAAACCGCAAGTGAGTTCAAAGGGTCCAAAAACCCTGATTTCCGAACATATGTTCGATTGTTTTGCCCCGAGACTCGGGGCCCCCGGATGGAGTGATTCCAACGGGTTCTGTCTGAGGAAGTGATTTCTGATGGCGCGTGGTGGACCGAGGGCCCGTAGCGGGCCGCAACCTGACCTTGATGCCTTTGCCCGCGAGTTCGATAAGGGCGATTGGGCGCTGCTGCCGGCGCAGTGGGATTACCCCGCGCCGGATTGGCCGCTGACGTCATCGTTCGGCATGACTGTGGGCAAGGGTGAAGACGCGGAGTTCATCCAACTCCATGAACGGGAGTTGTACTTCTGGAACAACCTGTGGTCCCAGGGCCAGGCGCCCATGTGGCTCATCAACAAGCAGATCATGAACGTGGCGCTGTACTGCCGCGCGTTCGCAATGGCCGAAGCGTCTCTGGCGCCGTCGTCATCAGGCCTGCTGGGAGAGCTCAGGCAGGCCCGTGAGGACCTTGGACTGTCCACGGCGGGTCTTGCCCGGAATAAGTGGCGCTTCGCCCGTCAGGATGAGATTTCGGTGGCTGCTGCTGAGAAGGCGCCGGCACCGGCCGCCAAGCGCGGGGCGAAGAAGAAGCCCGACAATGTGATGGACTTGTTTGCCGGGGTGACTGTCCGTGCTGGCACATGAGGGGACCATCCCGCAGGTAACGCTCGGACGCCTCGCGGCGTCTTGGATGCACGCGCACCTTGTCATCCCCGATGGCGACATGGCCGGGCAGCCGTTCCGGCCGACGCTGGATCACATCGTCTACCTGTGCAACTTCTACGAGGTCCGGCCGACTGCCAAGCCTGGCGAGCGGAACGTAGCGTTCCGTTACCGCACCGCATTGTGGATGGCGGCGCAGAAGGTGGGCAAGTCCCCTGGCATCGCCGCGGAGGCGTGCTTCGAGTTCGTGGGCCCTGCAGTGTTCGATGGCTTCGCCACGTTCGGGCAGACGTACCGTTGCCGGGATCATGGCTGCCCTTGCGGGTGGGAGTACGAGTTCGCCGCGGGTGAGCCGATGGGCCGGCCGTGGAGCACTCCCCGGATCCAGATAGCCGCAGTCGTGGAAGACCAGGTAGAGAATACCTGGGGCGCGCTGGTGCCGATGATCGACAACGGGCCGCTGGCGAACCTGCTGCGGACTGGTGAGGCGTTCATCAAGCACCCGAACAAGAACCGTGACTCCCGCATTGAGACCGTGACGTCGAAGGCTGACGGCAGGCTCGGCGCGCGCATCTCCCGCGGCCTCTGTGACGAGATTGGTCTCTGGACTGACTCGAACAAGATGAAGAAGTTCTGGCGGACCCTGGCGCGTGGCGCCGCGGGTATGGGAGGCCGGCTGGGTAACTCGACCAACTGCTACGACCCCGCGGAAGATTCGCAGGCGCAGGCGTTGCACGAGTCGCGGCAGAAGGACGTCTACAAGCACTACTACCCGCCGCCGACGTCGCTGGACTTCCGGTTGAAGGCTGACCGGAAGAAAATCTTCGCGTTCAACTACCGATTCTCTCCCTGGGTGGACATCCGTTCCATCGAGTCGGAGGCGTCTTCGGTGATGGAGCAGAACCCGGCCGAGGCTGAGCGATTCTTCGGGAACCGGATTGTTGCCGGCTCGAGGACGTGGCTGCAGCCGGCGCAGTGGGAGCAGCGGAAGGCGCTGTTCACAGTGAAGCCGCGCACGAAGGTCTGTGCAGGGTTCGACGGTTCGGAAACGAACGACATCACCGGCATCCGCTTGGAGACGCTGGACTTCCAGCAGTTCACCCCGACCTATTTCGACGGCAAGCGCCTGACGATTTGGGATCCGCGCGAGTGGGACGGCCGCGTGCCGCGCCCCGAGGTTCACCGGGCGTGGGAGGACATCAACAACCAGTTCGAGATTGTCCGCGCCTACTGTGACCCGTTCAAGTTTGAGACTGAGCTTGACGAGTGGAAAGCCGAGTACGGCGAGGACACCTTCTTTGAGTGGCGGACGAACCGCATCTCGCAGATGCACGCCTCCCTTGAGCGGATGAAGACGGACATCATCGAGCCGGATTCCAAGTTCACGCACGACGGTTGCGACACAACGGCCATCCACATGCGCAACGCGGTGGAGCGGGCCCGGCCCGGCCAGAAGTACATCCTGGGCAAGGCCACGGAAATGCAGAAGATCGACCTTGCCATGTCGTCAGTGCTCGCGCACGAGGCGGCGGCCGACGCGGTAGCCAACGGCGACCGCAACATCACTGACGAAACTACATACGCCTGGTTCTAGGCGAGATTGGAGACGGACATGGACGCAATAGAGGCGCTGCGTCTTGTGAACCGGATCCATTCGCGGATCGTGGGCCGCAGGGCGGAAATCGAGAAGAACGAGCGGTACTACCTGGGGGATCAGAACCTCACGTATGCGACCGCGGAGTGGTTGAAGTCGAACGCTGCCCGGTACTCGCAGTTCTCCGACAACTGGTGCGCTCCGGTGTCGAACGCGATCGGGGAGCGCATCGAGGTCACTGGCCTCAAGTTCCGCGACAACGCGACGTCGGCAAACGCGCTGTGGGATGACTGGCTGCGGAACGAGATGGAGATGCAGTCTTCGCAGGGCTTCTTGACGTCGTTCAACACGAAGCGGTCTTTCGTGATCGTGTGGGGCTCCGAGGACAACGTGCCCGTTGTGTCCTGGGAGCACCCGTCGAACGTCGAAATCGAGTACGAGTGGGGGATGCTGGGCCGGCGCCGGAAGGCTGCCTTGAAGACTTGGGTGGACGAGAAGACCGAGTACGCCACGCTCTACACCCCGCATTACGTCTTCAAGTACTCCCGGAAGCTGGGCCTGTCCCCGGACGAGCGCATGGCGCAGTCGTTGCAAGCCAAGGGCGACAACGTGGACGGCGGCTGGCTGCCGATCGAACCGTCCTACACGGGCGATTACGTGTGGCCGCTGGCGAACCCGCTGGGCGTTGTCCCGGTGGTGGAGGTCCCGAACCGTCCGATCCTGGGCGGCGAGCCCGTCTCCGAGGTTGCACAGGTCATCCCCCTGCAGGACGCCATCAACATCCTGTGGGCGTATGCGATGTACGCCGGCGACTACGCTTCCATGCCGGCCCGTGTGCTGCTGAACGTGAACCCTCCCATGCGGAAGGTGCTCGACAAGAACGGCAAGCACGTCGGTGACGCTCCGGTGACGATGAAGGAGCTCAACGAGTCCCGCTTCGCCGTCTTCAACGGTGGCGCAGCCTCGAAGGACGCGAAGATCGACTCGTGGCCCGCGGCGAAACTGGACGTCTTCACGGACGTCATCGAAATCGCTGTCGGTCACATCGCCGCGCAGACCCGCACACCCCCGCATTACCTTGTGTCGAACAAGGGCCTGTCGAACCTGGCGGCCGATGCGCTCAAGGCAGCGGAAATCGGCCTCGTGAAGAAGGCACAGGAGTTCCAGAAGTTCGCTACGCCGGCGATCCGGGAGGTTTTCCGCCTCATGGCGCTGGTGAAGAACGAGAACGGGCAGGCAGATCAGGTCCGTTTGGCGACTATTGCCTGGCAGAACCCGGAAATGCGCTCTGAGGCGCAGATGGCGGACGCTCTGGTGAAGAAGAAGACCATCGGCTACCCGTTCCAGTACCTCATGGAGTTGGACGGCATCGCACCGACCGAAATTGACCGGATCAACAAGATGGTCGATGCGGAGGAAGCGAAGGCGCAGGCGGACGCGGAGAGGGCGGTGGCTGATTTTGAGCAATCTGGCGGAAATAGCGGCGGAACACCAACTCTCCCGGCTGTCCCTAGCCAATAAGCTCACGGCGGGGCTGGCGGCGCAGTGGCGGCGGGTGGATTACGCGAACATCGCGGCGTCTGTCGCCTCGCTGGCGGCCCCGATGGCTTATCTGGTGGTGAGTGCCCAGGAGACGGCCGCGAAGCAGTCTGTGGACTACATGGGCGCCGTGGATGACTACTACGGCGTGACGTCGCAGGCGCGGATCAACCCGGGAGCGTTCGCCGGCATGGATGTGGCCGGGAAAAGCGTCGATGCGGCGATCATGTTCTCCACGAACGTCATGTTTGAGGCGCTGACGGCCGGGCTCGCCCAGGACAAGGTGCTGGCGGCCGGTTACAACTTCACGTCGAACGCGGCGCGCACGGCAGTGATGGACATGGGCCGGCAAGCGGACAGGGTGCAGATGTTCGCCCGGCCGGAGTACAAGCAGTGGGTGCGTCAGATCGGGCCAGGTGCCTGTTCTCGATGTATCCAGTTAGCGGGTATCGAGTCGTGGCGGAAGGCGTTTCTGAGGCATCCGAACTGCCATTGCGTTGCGGTCCCGGCCGCGGAGTCGTTCGACGGCGCGATTGAGACGGACCCGAAGGCGTATTTCGATGCGCTGCCGAGGGCCGAGCAGGACCGGCGCTTCACGAAGGCCGGCGCGGAAGTCATCCGCGAGGGCGCCGACCTCGCCCGCGTGGTGAACGCCCGCCGTGGCGCCTTGGGGATCAAGTACGGGCCCCGGATCATCCCGGAGCCCGGGAAGCGGTCCATGCTGCCCCGGAATATCGGCACGCAGGACAAACCGATTTTCGTGTACGAGACGGTGGAGCTCACCGGCAAGCGCGCGCGGAAGACCTACACCTACGGGTCGCTGGACCGGCGCCTGCCGAAGGGCACCCGCCTAATGCCAGAGACGATCTTGAAGATTGCCAAGGGCGACCGGAAGCGACTCGTTGATTTGCTCTCGCACTACGGATACCTGGTCTAGGAGGACCCATGCCGAACGTCGTCGTCATCGGGAAAACCCTGGAAGATGCCCGCGCCTACTCCGAGCACTACGGGCTGAACGCGCAGGTCATCAGTCCTCAGAGCTTCCACGCTCGCTTCAACGGGTTACTGGTGGATCAGTTCTACGTCACGCGGGCAGCGTTCAAGCACCCAAACATCATCAGGACCGTAATGACCGTCCAGACCTACATGCGACACCAAGGAGATTGACATGTCACAGGCACCTTCCGTTGGGCGCATCGTCCACTACAAGCTCATTGCCCACGACGCCGCGCTAATCAACAAGCGCCGCGAAGACTTCCGCCAGTTCGTGAAGGAGAGCGGAAACTACCCCAGCGACGGCTACGTGGCCCATGTCGGCAACCCCGTGGAAGCCGGCGATGTCTTTCCGGCCATCATCATCCGCGTATGGGAAGCGGCAAAGTCCTGCAATTTGCAGGTGTTGCTCGACGGCACGGACACGTTCTGGGCTTGTTCCGTGAGCGAGGGCGAGGGCGAGCGTAATTGGTCCTGGCCGCCGCGCGCATAGACCCATAACTGAATAACAAGTGAATAGACCGCCCGGACTTCCACCCGGGCAGGAGGCGCCAAGCCGGCAATGCTGACAGTTCGAGTCTGTCCGCCTCCACTGGCAGGGAAAACCGTACCGATCAACCACTGATGTAGCGCGGTCGAGTGAGTACCTGCCCACCTTTTCCCGTCCCTGTTGGGGCGGGTATCGCGGCGTGATGCCGCAATGTCCCACCCAACTAGGAGTGATTCCGCAATGGCAGCAACCGAGAACGAAACCCAGGGCCAGTCCAACGAGGACGACACCCAGGAACAGCAGCAGAACGGCGTGACGCCCGACGCTGGCAACACCGAGGGAGCCCCTGCTGGTGAGCAGCAGGAGCAGGAACCCGCAGCACCGACCGCCGAGGACGTCAAAAAGCTGAAAGAAGCTCTCGCAAAAGAGCGTTCGGCCAACAAACTGACGGCCAAGGAACTCGCCACCTTGAAGGCTGAGCGTGAAGCTCAGAACAAGACCCCCGAGGAACAGCAGATCGAAGCTGCCCGCCGCGAGGGTGAGACTGCCGCCGAGAAGCGGGCGAACGAGCGTCTGGTGAAAGCCGAACTCAAAGCCGCCGCAAAAGGCAAGCTCACCAACACGGCCGACGCGCTGGTGTTCATCGACCTGTCTTCCATTGAGGTAGGCGACGACGGCGAAGTGGATGCGGATGCCCTCGAAGCCGCCATCGACAACCTTCTGACGGAGCGGCCCTACTTGGGCGCGGCAACGCAGAAACGATTCGGCGGTGGTGTGGATCAGGGCGGCGGCAAGTCCGGCGCCCCGAAGCAGTTGACCCGCGCGGAGCTCGCCAACATGTCCCCCGAAGCCATTGTGGCTGCGGAGGAAAAAGGCCAGCTCGCCAACATTTACAAGACCGGCAGCTAAGAAAGGCTGAGCCAAAATGGCTATCACCAATTTCATCCCCGAGGTTTGGTCCGCCAAGCTTCTCCTGGCACTGCGCCACGCCCACGTCTACGCTGCGGGCGGCGTCATCAACCGCGAGTACGAAGGCGAAATCAGCGACTTCGGTGACACCGTGCACATCACGTCGCTGGTGGACCCGACCATCGGCAACTACACCGCGCACACGGACATCACCGTCGAAGACGTTGACGACCTGGACCTGATCCTGCAGATCACCCAGTCCAAGTACTTCGCTTTCGAGGTTGACGACATCGAGAAGCGCCAGGCCAAGGGCAACGTCCTGACCGCGCAGGCTCAGGCCGCGGCGTGGAAGCTCCGCGACGTCGCTGACAAGTACGTCGCTGGCCTCATGGCTACCGGCGTGGCCGCGCAGAACGTCATCTCCGAGTCCACCGTCACGAAGGCTGACGCCTACGACGTGCTGGTGGACCTGGGGACCAAGCTGGACGAGTCTGACGTCCCGACCGAGAACCGCTGGGCAGTCATCACGCCCAAGTTCCACGGTCTGCTGCTCAAGGACTCCCGCTTCATCGCGGCCGGCGATGCCCAGGGCGCCACCGTCCGCGCGAACGGCGTCGTTGGTGAGGCTGCAGGGTTCTCGCTCCGCAAGTCCAACAACGTCCCGGACGGCCCCGGCGCCGGCGCGGGCAAGCTCATCATCGCTGGCAACAGCATGGCGACCACGTTCGCTGAGCAGATCGCCAAGACCGAAGCCGCTCGCCGTGAGCTCCGCTTCGCTGACATGGTGAAGGGCCTCCACCTGTACGGCGGCAAGGTTGTTCGCCCGGAGGCTCTGGCCGCCGCGGACGTCATCATCTAACGAGGCGTCACATATGGCCCGGTTCGCTCCATACGGGGCGGACCGGGCCTGACCATTCCTTCTTATTGAAAGGTGGACAGCCATGTCCGAGACAGTAGCAGTGAAGGGCCCCAACGGGCTTACGTTCCATTTCCCCGCCGACGTCGCTCAGGGCTTGCTTCGGCACCCTGACATCGGCAGTTCCAAGGACAACGGCACTCCGATCATCCCGGATCTTCGGAATGACGAGGACGCCAAGCGCGCGGCCAGCACCAACGGGTTCACGCCGCGCAGTGACGGCGGCACGGCAGCCGGCAGCGAAAGCACCCTGAATGCCGTAGCCGGCCGCCTCGAGGACAAGGCGGACGGCAAGCCTGCCGGCAACGCCTCGAAGGACGACTGGCACGCCTACGCGCTCGCCAACGGCAAGACCAGCGCCGACCTCGACGGCCTGGGACAGCGCGAAATCCGCGCACTCTTCACCGAAGCCTAGGAGGTAGTCATGGTTGCTTTCGCCACGCCCGCGAACCTGGGCGTCCGCATGAAGCGGACGTTCACAGTGGATGAGCAGGAATGGGTGGGCACCCTCTTGGAGGATGCCGCTGACTACCTGCGGGGAGTGATGGGAGCGCATGTCTACCCGGTACAGACGGCCACGTTCACGGCCTACCCGCTGGGCGGCCGGGCCGATATGCCACAGCCTTACGTTGTGTCGATCGGCCCGGTTGTCCGAACGGACTCCCCCGAGACTCCGGTGAACTTTGTCCGGTTCGAGGACGGGATTTACCTCTACAGCGACGACATTGTGGACATCACGTTCACCTACGGCCTGGCTGAGGCTCCGCAGGACCTTGTGGCGCTGAACTGCGCCATCGTGTCCGGCCAGATCGTCCTTGTGGAGAATGAGCTCGGCTTGCAGGTGGGCGGCCTGTCGTCCGTGGCACTGGATGACTTCAAGATCGCGTTCGCTGACGGCGGCGCCGCGACGGGCTTGGCTCTCCCGGCACCGCAGATCGCGTACTTGGAGAAGCGTTACGGCACGTCCGGCTGGGTCATTGGGACGCAGCGATGATCGGCCTGTCAATGGGCCGGCGCATGGCTGAGGCCAAGATGA